GTTCTGTTGGTGTTTCTTGCTATTCACCCATCAGAAAAGGACCAGACTTGGTAGTGCTTATATGTCCATGCGCACAAGCGCATCAACCACATCACCGGACACACTTGGCGCAGTGTAACGCGAGTTCCCTTTAACATTAACCAGTTTTCCGTTCTTGCCTGGTCTCACCCACCCATCGCAGTAGTCAACACACGACTGGGCAAGGCGAGCATAGACATCGACAAGATCGTCGTAGCCGATACCGTAAACTTCATTCAGGAACTCGCTAAACTCGGTGACAGGATGTGGCTGAGTGCTTGCTATTTGCGCTCGGACACCTTCCGCTCCTCCCATCTCTTGCAACTTGCCTAGGCGGAGATCAAAGAACGGTTTGTCTGAAAGTTCTTCAGCGGTTTTCACTAACAAATCGCGTATTCCGGGCACATGCTTGTGTTCAAACGCAGCAGAGTAGTACTTCCCTGCCATGTAATCTCGATCGTTGACCTCAGAGTTCTTATTAGCTCTGAGGTTCAACTTGGCCAGCACGCGACCGAATTGTGGGACGGGACGACACCCCGCGGTTGATCTGACGTACCTTTTCCGATAAAAGGTAGCATGATGACGCCCAAGCTGGGGCACAACCTCCGCTTTCATACCAGAAACGGAGGTCACTGCTTCTATCCCAGCCTTGACTTTTTCGACGTCACCCTTGACATATCCCAGATAGTCGTCCCCACCATGAATGTTTGTGCTCTCTGTCACACAGGCTTTCTCCAAAGCTGCCTGCATGAGTGCCATGCTCACGTACGAATTTCCGGTCGTGGTGGTCGTCTCGCCGGACCACCTCTGACCTTCAACCTGTGCGGAAATCCCATACCGGGTCCACACACGCACACTTAAGTTCGACGCGAACTCTTTCACAAACCACTTTGGTGCTCCCAATTTGTAGTAGAACATCGCTTCTGGACGGCGAAATTCTGCTGATTGACTCCCATCATTGTTCTTCATATCACTCTCGATTGGCTCCCCCTCAGACTGCTCCATAATATTCCCCAAGTCCTCCCCGGAGACACCACAAGCATAGATGACCCTGTTGCCTGTGTTCTTGGGATTCTTGAGAGAAAATATGGTTTTCATCCTGTCGTTGAGCTCCATAACGACAGGGCCAGTCAAAGCGTTGTACATATCGTTACCTTGATATACGACGCGCGGCTGGGACTGGTGGGCCTTCAAAAGCACCTCTTGCTTCGCGAACACATGCTTCTCCTCCCCACTGTATTTCCACTCGTGCCCCTCCATGGCCTCGACGAGACGAGCAGCTTTGCTTCCACCGCACTTCTTCAAGTACTTCTCTACAAGCTCCTTGTCTACACGGATAGTTTCCATAGGGTCGAACTTCGACATCAAAATGTCGTGTCCGTGGTTGAAACTATCCATGGTAGTAAGAGAAGGCTTAAAATCACAGCGCTTCTTCATAGCTTGTTCGGTGGCTGCCGCGTCGTTTGTGGGAACACAGACCGGGACCTCTGTCAATATGGCGCCTTTGGCGACTCCAACATTATCATCTGGGGAGTCAGTCTTAACGCGGCACACATTGACATTAGTGCGTATGTTCTCGAATTTTACCTCGTGATCGTAGCGGGTGTGATGATTGGACTCAAGGCCCACATCCGCAACATCAGCGCGAGACTTCTTCACGTTCTTGGAAGTAGCCCTGGTCTTTTTCGGAATGGTGATGGGATCTTGCGATCCAAATTGTATTTTTGTATTCATCCTGTTGAATATATGTATTTATTTAT